ATTTCCATACAAGGAACTTGTACAGTAACTGGGTTTGAGTTTGCTTCACCCTTCACTCCTGCGAAAGGCAATTTGATCATTGCTCGTTCGATCCAGAAGAAAGTGTTGTTTGGGTCTTGGTCAGCTACGAAACGAACTGTTGCTGTTTGACCTTCTTGAATGTTCCAGTGTGGAAAGATTGCGTTGTCACCACCGCCCGTGCTGCCGGTGTTTTGTTGACTTGCTTGTTGAAGTTTTGCGCGGATTTCTGCTAAAGTTGCCATAATGTTTTTCCTTAATGATTTAATTTATGTGCCATTTCTTTAAAGCCAACTGACTAAAAAGAAAAAGTGCATATAGTTAACTATACGCACTTTTATTTATCTTGTCAACAAGAATTGTATTTAAAACTGGTTTATTTTGCCAAACCTGCTAAACGTAGCATAACATCAAAACTTTCGTCTTTCTTTAATCTGCCATCAGCTTCTGCTGATTTTAACATAGCGGCACGGTCAGCATAGCTTCCACGCTTAACATCTTTGGCTGCTTTCTTTTCACCTGGTGTTGGATTTTTTACGTGTTTTAATGGGTCAAACCCTTCGCTAGATTTCTTTTCAGTTTCACGACGAGCTTTATCGCTTAAATTGGTAACCTTTCCGCGGGGCTCTTTATTTTTAGACTTTTCCCAATCGCCTTCGTGTTTCCAAGATTTAACTTTACCATCTTTATCTTTTTCTACGGTATCAGTTGCTTCTGGAACAGCAATACCGGCAAGTTTCATAACTTCGGAGAACTCGTGATTACTTTGAGATCGTTGTTGCATTCTAGTAACCATTAACTCTACAACTTTTCCAGCCCTATCTCCAAACTGTTTACCAGCCATAATTCCTAGTTCAGTTGCGCCCTTGCGCCATTCGCCTAGTCCTTGCTCACGTGCGTGTGGGTTATAGAACGCACCAATAAATTCGGCTAGTTCTTTTAAGTTAGGTTTAGGATCTTCAAGGTGTTGTTCTTTGTTATCCATTTGCTCTTCTTCAGCAACTGGTTGTTCTACGCCACCAGCTTCTGGAGCAGGTGGTGCTTCTGGAGCAGGTGCTGGCTCTTCTGCCGGTGGTGCTTCTGGAGCAGGTTGCTCTTCTTCACCGCCACCTAATTGTGATAATACTTCTGGGTCATTTACTTTTAACCAAGCTTCAATTGTCTCTAACGGATCTGCGGCAGGATCAACTGCGGCAAGTCCTTTTAGTGCTTGCTCCAACGCAGGATCTTCAATACCAATTCCTGCTAATGCTTCAATAGCACTTGTACCGTCTGGTCCTAGCGTTAATCCAGAACTAATTAGATCTTTAAATTGAGCAACTTGATCAGGAGTCATTGTACCTTCAGAGATAGCGTCGGCCCAGTTTTCAAAATTTTCAAAGCCAACACTTTCGCGTTCCATACGAGCATTATAATCATTTCTCATCCGTTCTTCTTTATCATTTAATGATTGTAAACGCTTTTTAGCAGAGTCGTCTCCACTCTTTGCTTTTGTTTCAAGGTCTTTCCTGTGATGGGCTTTTAACTCACGAGCATGTTCTGCGCCTGCCGAATTAGGATTATATGCTTCATCTACATCATCACATTCACACTTGCTTTCTAACATACCACACTCGTCACAAGTTTCTTCTTCACCTTCGTGTACTAGATCTTCTAGATCAACAGTACCTGCTTCTTTCATAATAGAATGTATTAATGGAAATACACTTGCCAATGTTTCGTCAAACTGTTTAACTGTAAACTTGTTCTTATAATCTTCCATTGTAACGGGATCTAAGTCGGTATCAATTGAAGAAGGAACAAAACTTTCCATCCATGACTCATAAGACTTTTGTCCTTGAATACTGTTTAAGTTATGACGTAGTTGTTCTAACTTTGCTCCAACACGAGCATGAATCATATTAGCATCGTCATTAAGTTGACCAGTTTTAGCATGACGTTTGAATGTTGCTAGTTGACTAATTTGTTCACTCATTTGAATGATAGCAGTCCCACCATCATCATACGGTCGGCCTCCGTTAGCAACGTGACGTTGCATTGCTTTAGCGCCTGCTAAATGATTGTATGGATATTTGAAACGTTCGCCGTCTGCATTTTCAATAAACAAAGCGTTAATGTGGCGACTACGATCACCTGCCTTTGCTTCGTCTACTGCTTTACCATGTCGTATAACAAGGCGTGTATTTTCTAACTTGCGGTAGCTTGTCTTACTGCTACCATACATAGATGATTCGTTCATATCTGTTTCCTTAGATCCGTTTTGTGCTAGGTACTGAAAGTCATTTTTATTCAGGTTACCTTTTGTAATATCTCTAGTATCAAATCTCATCATTCTGCGCTTGGCAAAGTAGCGCATTTCTTTTAAGAAATCGTACCATAGTCCGCGAGTAATTGAGTCCGTACCTTCTGTAATTCCTTGACTATAAAAAATCTTTAGTGAACCGCGTTCGTTAATACTAAGGCTTACACGGCCTAAATTATTGCCTTCGAGTACAAAGTCAAAGTCGAAAAACCTAGCTTCTTTTGGATCACTAGTTACTGCGCCTTCTTCGGTTCCCATTTGCAAATTGGTAAAACGAGAGCGTACTTTATCGAAAAGGTCTTGTGCAATGATTTCTATAATGTTCATATCTATATTTAGTTAAAACTGTTGATGTAGATGGGCATGGGTAGATCCATTTCATCCATTAACCGATCTTCTGTCATCTTTGCGTAAACTGCCGGATCCCAGTCACCGAGCATCATCATCATACGTATTGCTAGTAAAAACGCGGCTACTAAGTCGTCGTGCTGTGTTTCTTTTGCTTCAAATGTAACTCCACGAGCAATAAATGTCTTGAGTTCTGATATTAAACTACGACTATTAATCTTAATTTGACGCTGTTCAACCATCTGTTTTAGCTTGGCACAGGCATTAATTTTGCTCACGTTTGTTGTGTTAAATCCCTTACGGAAACGTCTAACATGTCCTCTTTTAACTGGCTCACTTAAAAACATGCCAGGTATAGTTTCTTCGCCCATTTCGCTAATAGCAACTAGGGCCGCTTCGCCCATTGTATTGTTTTCTACTGAAAAGTATAAGTTAGGTGCCTGCGAGCATTCTTGATCGATGTACTTACATATATCTCTTAAAATTCTAACCTGGGCTTGAACAGCAGTCATATTGTGTTGCCATTCTGCAACTTGTATCATACTGGGTATTTCAAGCACTTCAATAGCGGCATAGTCTCCACCTGTTCCCATAGCCGGATCGTGAGCAACAATATAGATAGCAGACGGATCTATCTTTTTATACCATCTAACTTGCCCCATTTTCATAATAGGTTCAGTATGCTCTAACCCTGCTAAACTAATAGAATTAATGAGTGTCTCATCAAATACTAAGAATTCGCATTCGTGTTCACGACGGAATCGTTCTTCTCCGATACGTGACATTTCTTCTGCTTTCCATTTATCGTCACGGTCTGGATGTTCGCTCCAATGTGCTTTAAACGGAAAGAATCCATTCTTTCCAACATCTGTTTCATTTCCAAACTCGTCGGTACGTTTGTTTGCCTCGTACCAGATTAACGCAAATTGGTCTTCATCACTATTAGGAGTTGACGTAATAATAGCTTTACCACCAGTAGCAAGAGTGGGGGAAATTGAAGTCCAGAACTCACTAGCGACATTGGGCGGAACGAAAGCAAATTCGTCAGCATATAGTAATGACAAAGACATACCTCGACCAGTAGTCTCTGTAGTAGTTTGAGCAACAATACGTGAGCCATTATCAAATTCAATACTTTCTTTATTATAACTTGTAACACCTGGACGAATAAAGTTAGGACACAATTCGTAAGCATATCGAATACGTGTCATAATTTCTTTAGCACCTGTGTACTTGTGCGCGGCAATTAGAATGGTGCTATCCGGAATGAACATCGCATACCATAGCAAGTATCCTCCGGCTGTTGTAGTCTTACCTGTTTGACGAGGTAACATATTAACATTAAAACGATGTCCGTGATAACTGTTAATTAATCTCTTTTGATATTCAAACGGTTTGTAAAGCATCTTGCCTTTAGTAGGATGCTGAATATGGAAGAAATGATCTAAGAAATAATGTGGCCCATTAACAGGATCCATACAGTTCTTTAAATGCTCAATTTCTTCTTCAGTCCACCGTTGCGTCGAGTGGGCTTTTTTAACGAGTTGACTATCTAAGTTTTTACTTGGCATGAGAATATTTACCGAAAAAAATAGCTCCCGGAGGAGCTATTTGGGATATTAAAAAATTACTTTTTATTGCCAAAAGGATTTTTCTTTTTATCAGATACTGCTTTTTTCATTGGCTCTTTCTTGTTGCCATCTTTATCCATGTCAAGGAAATCGGGCTTCTTACCGCCTTCGTTTACAAAGTTCTTATAATCTGCAAATAGTTGTGCCTCAAATGCTGCCTGTGATTCTTCTTTCTTTTCTTCGTCTTCGCTTTCTTCCTCTTGGTCTTTCATTGGATTAGATCCGCTACCTGGAGGTGTATATTTCTTCTCGCCTGAATCAACTTTATCACGTAAGTCTGCCATGCTGTTAGGATCAAACTTTGGAGGCTTTGTAGGATCAGCAGGAGTATTGCTATACTCTTCGTCTTCTGGTTCGCCTTCGTCGTCTCCACCAGATTTCTTAACTTCCTGGTCTGTGCTTACTTTAACTGGATTGTCTGTTGTAATTTTTACTGGCTCGCCTGTACGGATTTTCTTGATAAGATCCATGATTTCTTGGTCGCCTGCGCTATCAACATCAACTGGTCCTTTGCCTGCTGGTAGCATACCATTTGCTGGTTCTGCTTCGTGATCGTCCATGTCATGATCACCGTCATTGTCGATATCACCATGTGACTTGCTAACGTCGTCCATTCCGCCCATTGGTGGAAGTAAACTTGGCAAATCGCCGCCCATACCTGGCATCGGAGCTCCCATACCTGGCATTCCTGCTGTTGGCATGTCACCTTTTGCTAGGTCCATAATACCACGCATCATAGCAACAATCTCACCGGCATTGCCCGCGCTCATGTTTAAACTAGCTGGTAATGTTGGGGGCATTGGCGCTCCCATACCTGGCATTCCGCACTCAACAATTTTAGTAGACTGTTGACCAGATAGCATTTTTAATGCTGTTGTGTCAAAGCCTTCGTCTAATTGAATAGGTGCGCTGGATTTTTTAGATTCTGTAATGATCTTCGGTTGATTTGATTCAATTGCGTCGATCTTTTTTAATACACTATTAAAGTTCATATTATTTTCCTTCTGTAGCAGTTGGACGTACCTCACCGCGATCTTTTTGCTGTTGCTTAAGAGTAGCGTTTAGGTCTTTTAAAAGGCCACTGTTAAATTTTTCACCATAGTAATTGCTACCATCAATCTTTTCGGCTTCTTTAAATTCACCGTCTGATAATAGTGCGCCATTACGTTTTTCTTTTTCTACTTGATATTCTTCTGTAGGCTCGTGTGGGCTACGAACTACTAAATTTTGTCTATTAAAATGTAGACCTGCTACTAGATATTCTGATAATTCGTTTGATGTTGTTGGGTAGTCTAATGTAACTTCGTATATAGAGACTTCACAGTTCTTGACTTGCGGGAAGTCTAGTGGAAGGGATTGTATTGGTGTCTTTCCGACTTTCTTAAACCCAGCCATGCTGAAACGCTCTAACATTGTCTTCATTTGCCCTTCGTGCTCTGAAGTTACATCGCCCGCTACTTTGATTTTAAAAGTATAGGTTTTTTTGTTTTCAGTAAGGTATTCTGTAAAGGTTTTCATACGATTATTTATCCATATTTTTAAGTTTTTCTAACAAACTGTTGCGGTCTGATATAAGATAACCTTGTGCTTCTACTGTGCTATTGTCAGCATCTCCGTTCTTTTTATCAAGTCCGTATTTCTTAATTTGTAGCTCAACCATCTTTAGTTTTTTGTCAATTTTGGCTGATTTAGCGTTAATTGCGGCATTTAACATATTGCCTGCTACTTCGAACATTCGTGAACTGTACCTCGGCTCAACTTGCATTCCCAAGTCCATAATATCGTCATATGCCTGCTCTGCTTTTGCCGCAAGTCCGTCGAGCTCCGAGTCACTAATATCTCCTAGCCCTTTTACTCTAGGTAAAGCGGCGGAGATTTTGTCAAATTCTTCAAGTTTTTCTTGTAAATTTAGGGTAGGGGTAGAGACGGTTTCCGCAGGGACAACCTTTTCTACTTTTTCTTCGGGTAGGTTAAACACCTCTTCAAGTTTCTTAGTCATAGTATATTACTTATTTTATTTCTTACCAGATTGAAAAATATCGTTCTCGTTAATGATTCTAAATTTACAGTTATTCTGAGCGGCCCAGGCATTTGCCATCTTCCATTTAACCATATTGCGTACATACTGTGCTTGGTTGTAGGGATTCTTTCCTACTTTCTCAATAAGAGTTTGATTAGCTGGTTTAATTTCAATTAGCTCGGCATGCTTCTTCTGATTCTTGTCAACATAGACCATAAAAAAATCAGGTACGTATATTGTGTGCTTACCTGTCAACGGATCTCTATACGGAATTTTGATACTTTCGCTAGCCCATTGCTGTATAGAAGGGTTGTTATCACAAAATCTCATAAAGGCCAATTCCCAGCTTGATCTGTAATATGGAGTTCCGATCCCTATATATTTTTCAGGGTTCTGTACTTTATATTGACCTTTGGCAAACTTAAAACTCATGCTAAAATGTTACGTTTAATATCTTCTACCGGACTTGTACTTTGTACAACTCCTAAGGTACTTGTCTTAAATCTATTATAATTTAAAATCTCAGCCACCATGCCACTTAACGTAGCATTGTCTGTACCTTTTAACGTTCTTAAAATTTCATAAGCATCGTAGCCGTCTATCTTGGCTTGTTTTAAAATTGTAATAGCAATAAATTCTGAGCTGGGATTTTTAAAATTTCTACTTTCTAAAAATCCAATCATAGCTGTTAGCACGGCATTGTTTAATTCCGTAGGCTTGCTGTTAACACCGTCAAACACTTTTAATGTTTGATCACTACTTGATGCTGTTTTTTCACTTGGTAAATTACTATACATTATGCCCATCCTTCAGTTGGCCAATCACCGGCACCGTACGATGCCACTGAACCATAGTCGTCATATTGATCGGGATTGTTAACACTGAGTTTGTTGTCAGTATTTTCTCTGTTCTCGCCATTATCAAGATTTGTTTCACCACTATCTGGCTCTCCATTTTTACCTAGATTTGCTTCGCTAGTGGCGGCATCATTAGCTTCCTGAATTGCTGAAGATAATACTTCTAAATTAGAATTTATCTTTTCTATTTTATTATATAGTAAATCTGGATCAGTATACCCTTCTGCTTTTAATTCGTCATACAATGAATTTAGTAAATCATCATCACCGTCTTGCTGTGCTTGAGAAATTTGATCAGCATATTGATCTTTTAAACTTTGATTACGTAAAACAGAATCAGTAGTCTCACTTAACAAATCTTGTTGAATTTGTTGAAGTGTTTCTAAGTCTGCTACATTGTCTGGTAGCGGATCTGGCAATTCGGCATCTGTTAAATCTACAGGGTCACCGGCATTTGCTAAAAAGCTATCTGTACCATTACCTGAAGCACTAGTAGAGGCGGCAGCAATTGATCTTGTTCCTGCAGCAGTTGCTACTTTGGCAGCAACTCCAGTTGTCTTACCGTCTATTTTTGCGTTGCTACCTTTGAATAATTTAATACCTGCTCCCGCAAGGCCTGCTCCCGCAGCCGCAAGCCCGCCCAAGTTTCTTCCGTTGCCCAGTAGTCCAAATAATTCTCCACTAACACCTGCTCCAGAAACATTCTTAGTATTCTTTAATAAGTTGCCAGTCTTTAGAGCTGTTCCTAGTATACTCAGTGGACTAGCATTGCCGTTAGCTATATTACTAAAGTCGCCAAACACTTCACTAGCTCCATCAATAATACCTCCTGGACCAAATAAACTATTATTACCGCCACCCGCAATACTTAATGGACTAGGCGTTAGGTCGTAATGGAAAGTAGCAAAGCCACTTGGATTATCTTTTTTAACATATCCTTCACCGTACATTACTGACTCGTATCCAATAGTTGCTTTGTTTTCTAGGATTTTATTTCCGCTTGATTGATCTAGTCTATCATGGTCCCATTGTAGAATCATTGGATTGACTAAAATAAAACTTGTAAACCTCTTACGGTTTAATTGATATATACAGATGCTATCAAAGAATGGTTCTACGGCTCCATTGTTTAATCCGTAGTTTGTAGACCCAAATATATTAGAATTAGATTTGTATTTTGTATCTTTGTATGCGGCAGGCAAACTACCTACTTGAAAATTATTACCACTACCGTAATTGCTGTCTGCAAAATAATACTTGTAATAATATGTCCATAGCCTATGTGTTACATTACTCATATCATCGTGGAATGACATATTAATAGGATTGTATGTTATTGCTTTTTGAATATAAGTTTTTCTATTATACTGATTTAATACTTCATTCTGTATTGCAAATTTAGGAAGATCTGTTGACTTGACTAACATTCCAATTTCAGGTTGACGTCTAACTTTCCAGTCGTCGAGTGTATTTGCCACACCTTTTAACAAATCAAGTAGACCGCCTGTTGGTCCAGTTGTTAACCCGGCATTGCTATTATTGCCCAAAGCAGATTGGTTAATGTTAAACACAACATAATAGATCCATCCATTCTTTGGTGCTAGGGCAAATGTATCGTCTACGTATAAACGAGTGGCATGGGCAAATGAACCAAGTTGCCCTTTCGGGTTTCCTGCCCCATTGATCATTTGACCTAAGAAATTATTAAACGGATTTGACATATGAATATTTATCCGTAAAAAAAGACCTGGATTTTTGGTCCAGGTCTTCCATGTCTTGCCGACTATTAACCAGTGATCATTGTACCTAGTGTGCGGCCAACTGCTTGACCAACACCTAGTGGCTGACCACTAGCACCAATTTGAATAGCATTATCGAACTTGATTGTCATAGCAATCTGTACGGGTTCGCTAGTCTTATAATCTAAACCTTGGTAGTCTACGTCACTTAAGAAACATCCGTCAACTTCCCATGTTTCTAAAACTTGTGCTTCATTAGCTCCGTTACCACCATCTAACATTTCGATTACAGTAGTAAACTTATAATCGATACCACTAGCAGCCGCTGCCTGTTCATAAAAGTCAAACTGCTTTTGTAATTGCTCTCCAACCAATTTGCTAGATGCGCCTGTGACGTCATCACGAATTGTTAGGGTCATGTCGCCCCAAGAGTGCTTACCTGCTAATTTTACACGACTATTGTAAACATCGATAACAATGTCATCGAATGTTACTTTAGGGCGTGTTACATCAACTACTTGCTTGGTAAGTTCAGTAGTTGGTTTGCTTACACCAAAATTTTGAAGTGTCACTCTGAAGCGATACTTTAGTTTTGGCATCAGCAAGCCTTGTACACTTGCTGATTGGCCTGCACCTAACGGTACTGTGAATCTGCTTAAACTTGCGATTGCCATATTGTTTGCTCCTGTCCTTTATATTTATATTAAACGCCGGCCTTAATTTCGCCAGTGTTCTTGAGACGTAAAGGAATGTAGATAAACTCTACTGCCTTAACTGGCTCAATCGCTACGTCTAACCATAGTTCACTACGATCAATTCTGCTTGGAGTGTTGTTAGATTCATCGCAAACTACGATGAAGTCATACAATGCTCGTTGACCTACTAGTTCTAGTAATAGGCTTTCTGCGGCACGTTTGATCTCGTTACGTGTAATTTTATCATTTGGCTCAAACAAGTATGGCTTGGCCAAGATGCCCATTTGTCTACGTAGGAATGCTACTAGACGAGCAACGTTAATACGATCTAAACTACTTGCGTTCTTAGCACGAGTATATTGACCCATGTTAACAACACCAACGCCTGTTAGTGTAGCAATAGGGTTAATCTTAACACTTGCTAAAACACTACGTAGACTTTCCGGTAACGCTGTTGTGTGGAACTCGTTGTTAGCGTCTAAGTAACCTACGCTACTTGCGTTATCAACACCACCACGACGTGTACCAGCCGGAGCAAACCATTGATAACTCTTCTGGTCGCTTGTAGCAATAGTACGTAGCATCATGTGACTTGGTGGAACAACAATATAGTTTCCTGTATTGTCTGTAGTGTAACCACTTGGGTAGAACATGGCCATGTACTCGTCATAACTTGTGCCACCAACATCACCGTTGTCAAACGCACCGTTTACGTTAAAGCCCCACTCGCTCAATGCTGTGCCAGTTGGTGCTAAACGGAATGGTGTGTCGCCGACAACAAATGCTGTCTGTCCACGATCTGCGTTTAGTGCGATTTCGTTTTGAATAGCTTCTGGATAACCAGGAGTGGCCATTAAGTTAAACACTAGCGTATCTGTATCACGGATTGCTGAACTTGTATCAATTAGGGCTTTTAGTCCTGCTACTACAAATCCGCGTTGAGCGTGACGACCAAACTTACCAGAACCGTCTTCGTTGTTAGGTGTTACACTAACCCAACGATCTGCGTTGTACAATGTTGATCCGCCTGAACCATCCATGTGTTCGTTTAGATAACGAATGTTCTTTCCGTCGTTAGCATCAACGTTGATATAGTTCTTAACAAACTTCTTAACGTTGAACCCGCTACGGCGTAAGTTCCATAGACGTGTACCTTTTGGATATAGTGCTGGATCTGGAGCATCTGGATCTACGTAGTTGCTTGATA